CTGCGTCAGTTTGCTGATGCCGGAAGCTATGGATACCTCACGCTATGACATGCGCTACGTTGAGCTGGAAGGTAAGTTTATCCAGCGCCCTGAAGAGAATGCTGTCAATCTCGGGGCTTGCAATTCAACCACGATCATATTGACCGCGGAATCTCCACCAAGGCTTGTTAAGTAGCTGTCATTAGTTGAGGGAGCACAGTCGTCGGCCCTCGCGTCCGAACCCAAGAAGCTTGACAGAGGTCGCTTCGGCGCCCTTTTCTGCTGACGGAGTTAGTCGGCGAAAAACGCGACACAGTCCAGAGACAGCCACACGATAGCGCCTGTACCCGGCTGCGAGACCAACACCTCGCCGTTCGTTTTCACATCGACGCGAGCCGGTGCGCTTGCGTCGGTAACAACCGAGTAGATCTGCTGCGCGGGCGGGCGAAATCCCGCCGGCAGCGCAAAGACGACGCTACCACCTACACCGCCTTTGACCAGCCCGCGCAGTTGCACCCGGCCACCGTCCTTACGGTACGCCGCGGCAGCAAACGCGTCGCCATAGTTAGCCCACGGAGCGACCAGCGCAGGCGCCTGCCACGTCCCCTTGCGCAGGTCGGCCACAGCCCCCGCCGTACTGCGCCGGGTCTGCCCGCCTTGGATAATGGGCACGGTTTCATCGCCCGTCAGCGCGTTCGCCGCTGGGAGCTGGGAAAGTTTCAGATTCGCCATAGTTACTCGATCAGTAGATAGTCGCCGGCTTCCGAGACCAACTCGTCGCCGGTCTCGGTGCGCAATAGTCCGTTCTTGAAGTCGAAGGTGTGCCTCGCTCTCTGCCAGCTCACCAGTCCATCTCGCCTTGATTCGACTTCGAGTCGCACCCGGTACGCACCTTTGAGCGCGGCGGCATATGTGGTGGTGGGCGCAGCGGACGCGTTCTCCAGCAGGTTGCCGGCGATGTCATCCAGCAGTCGCACCACGTAAGCGGTGCCAGCTTCCGGGCCGATCGATCCTTGGCCGTGGTCGACCAATTGATCCGCCTGCAGCCGCCGATCGCGGTGTGCCCAAGACACGAGCAGGTCGCCGTCGATCGCCGCCGGATAGCGCTGGCCGTTGAGTTTCAAATCGCCCGCCGGGTACGGTCGCGCTTGCCGTTGGTCCAGCTTCACCGAATCGACCGGGGCGAGCGCGGGGTCGAGCTGCGCGCTGGAGGTGCGGGTCAGCAGCTTGGCTTGCACCGTTTCGCCCATGCTGTAGTCGCTGGGATCGTTCGCGGCGAAGTCGTCGTAGAACCAGATGCGGGCACCGGCCGCGTGCGGCACGGGGACCGTGTCGGCACAGCCGCGCGCCAGTGTGGCCGTCTGCGCCTGCGGATCGACGGCGACCACGCGCACGATCTCGTCCTCGACCAGCGCGGCAGTGCCGGCCGTGATCTGATCCAGCCCACGTCCGGATGAGAGCTGCACCGTCGCGGTGGTCGCGACCATGGGCTCGGCTAGCAGGGCGGTCGGGCACCAATCGCCGACACTGGCTTCGGTGAATTCGCCGTTGCCGGAGCGCGTGGTCAGCACATAATTCAACGCCAGCCCTGTCGCTTGCTCGGCCACTGCCAGGACCGCGCCGGCATCGACGGGGACGGCCGCCAGCGCCGCGGCGTTGAGTGTGGTCGCCAGGTCGCGGTAGCTGGCTTCGATCAGCCTGCGGTTCGGCGGCGGCTGCGGATTGCGATCTGGCGGGGTCCACACCGGCGGCTGCGGTTCCAGATAGGCGGTCGCCGGCAAGCCGAACACATCCTGCACCGCAGCGATCGTGATCGCACCCTCGGCCAGCTTGCCGTCATCGAACGTGCCCACGCGCAGGACCAAGCTGTCCAGGCCGTGAAAGGAATCGCGAATGCGGAACACGCCACCCGGCGCCAACACCCCGCCGCGGCGGTCGAAGCGCAGCTTTAATCGCTTCAAGCCCGAGCAGGCGATGGTCAGATCGCGCATGCCGACTCGGCCCGCCAGCTCGGCGGTCGGCAGCCCTTTGTATTCGGTGTTACCGGACGCGACGCCGCCTGTGGCTTGGATGCCGGCGAGATCCTCGACCCGGATCTGCCGCTCTTCGTCCTTGATCGGGTCGTACCACGTCACGATCAGTTGATTGATCGCGCCGTCCTGAGCGGCGCCTTCGTCCTCCTCGATCGCCAGCAGACCCGACTCGTAATCGAACACCGGCAGGTCTTCGATCCGGTAGTCGTCGCGCAGCAATTTCAGCGTCAGCCGGCCCGTGGAGCGGTCGGTGTACTGCGCCGCGCCGATGTGGTCGATCACGACCTGCATGAAGTCGCTGATAGACGACTGCCGGTTCCAGCGCAGGCACATCCCAAAGCCTTCGGCGTGCAGCGTGTCGGCCGCCCGGCGATAGCTGGCCTCGTCCAGCACGCCGCGATCCAGACCGCGCCCCCAATCGCGGTTGGTCAGGCACTCGACCAGGATGTGCGCCGGGTTCATCGCCCGGATCACGCCATTGGCGAGCCAGATCACCGCTTTCTCGGGATACCAGGGCGCCCCGTCCCACCCCGCAAGCGCGCGCCGGGCGCGCATCTTCCAGGGCTTGGGGTACGGATTGTTGGCCGCGATCTGGCCGTCGAAGTATTGGGTCGTGACATTGCGGAAGGCCGGCGTCGGCACGCCATGCAGCGCGCCCAGCGCCGGCAACACCGCCTGTGCGGCCTCGCCCATCAGGACATCGAGCCAGCCCTTGATCCCGCCTTCGCCCTTGTCGCCGCCGAACAGGTCGGGCTTGTTGATGAAGATGCGGCCGGTCTTGGTGATCGATCCTTTCCAGGCCTCTCGATCGCCGACTTGGATTTCGACCAGTTCATCGATCGGCCCACGGGACAGCCCCATGTGTAGGCCGAACAGGTAGCGATGGCCGACGGTCCGCTTCTTACTGCTGCCCACGCGCGGCCTCCGCGCGCGCGAACGCGACCAAGTGCAAGCCCAGTGCGTCGCCGGTCGCTTCGATGACCTCGGCCTCGATGCCGTCACGCACGAACACGCTCCAATCCAGACCGTAGTAGGCGAACCATTCGCGCCCACCTTGGGCGCAGTAACCCGGCCGCGCGCCGAATCCTGGCGCACGGCGCAGGTGGTCGAGGGTCACGATCACTTCTTGCCGCCCTTTTGCTTGATCGGCTGGGTGCGGTACTGACCCACGCCCAACACCATCCAATCCGACGTCCAGACGTCGCCGAAGATCACTGCCTGCGGCGTACCTTCGGTGCTCTGCGGAAACTGAAAATCGCCAAACGCCGCCGGTTTGGCCTGCGGCGGTTTCGGCCGTGCGGCGGCCGATACGAAATAGCTGACGACCCAGATCGCGAGCTGGACCCAAATATTCATTTGTCGATCCGATGGTCAGAACAATGGGGTGCCGTCGAACGGCGATTTACCGGGCAGGCCGGGTGCGCCGCCGTAGTTCGGGGCGTTGTTGAACTTGCTGTGGCAGATCGCCATCGACCGGCCGCAGCCGGGATAGGCGATGACGGCTTGGCCGATGCGTAGCCCGTCGCCGGCACCAAGCAGTACGAGCCGCTCGCCGACATGCGATCGAATGCCGCGTCGCTCCAAGCCGGCCTCGCCCAAGTCCCAGGTCAGAAACCCGCCCGCGAACCAGCCATCGGGGTACTGGCCGAAAATGCCGGCCGTGACCACGTTGCCGGCGAGCGTCGTCAACGAGGCCGGAACGCGGAACAACTCGGGATTCACACGGCAGTTGCGGTCGTACAAGCTGTAAGGACAACCTCGCGTCCACGCCAGCCGAAGTCCCGGCTGCCCGAGCGCGGCGTCGAGCGATTGGCAGCGCACCTCGGTGCTTTCCAGCGATGACCGATTGACGCCCGCGATGCGGCCCATCCAGACCACGCGCGCATCGCCATCGCCTTCGTGGACATCCCGGACCACAACCGCGACCTCGCTCGATGGCGGCAGTCCGCGATAGAGCCGCGCCACCTCGAAATCACCAGAAGCGGTGATCGTCAGCATGTCGCTGGCGGTATGGCCGGACTGGCGGATGCCATCGTCGCGGATAGCGATGGCGCCATAGAGCTGCGTATCGAGCGCGAAATCGCGGTCACCTCCGGTGTAGCGCCAGCGCCGGGCGCCTCGCACGAACTCGTACAGCCGCCGCGGGTTGCCCGCGGCAGTCGATCGTTCCAGTTGCTCGAAACTCATGCCGGTGCGGGGCCGCTGTCGTCGCTATCGGGGTCGCGCACAGCGCGAAGGACAAGGGAAGCGTCGGCAGTACCGTCGCTGTCGGTGTGGTGTTCGATTTCGGCCTCGTCGCTGTCGCCGCGGCTGAGGACCAGGAAGCTGATACGCAGCACGTCGTGCGGGCGCAGATCCACGCCAAGCGCGGCGTCGATCGTCAACCGCTCAATGTCATCGTCTAAGGCCACTGCTGCGGTGATCCGACGATGGAACGC